GCAAGTGGGCAAAAAGGATTACTCGTACAAATGTTCTGACGCGCCCATTAACGCACACTGCAACAAAGAACTATGCCAGACCATGAAGTTTGGGATTGGTGCAGGAGCTCAGAACGCGGCTATTGGAAACTTGCGTAAGTATAACTCAACACCGCCCGTGTGGTTTATGGACGTAAACAGTGAACCCGTTGAATTAGATACTGACGGCTTGATGAACCAGAGCATGTTTCAAAAAGCCTGTATGGAGCAAATTAACTTCATGCCGCGCAGCGTTGCTAGATCACAGTGGGAAGCGCGGATCAGCACTATGATGCGTGAAATGACCGAAAACCAAAGCGCCATAATAGAAGTGTCCGTTGACGCCTCAGTGGGTGGTCAGTTCTACGACTTCCTAGAAGAGTTCTGTAGCCACATGCAACAGGCTAAAGACAGGGAAGAGATATTACTTCGCCGTCCGTGGACTGATGAGGAAGGGCAGTATACTTACTTTAGGCTCAAGGACTTTGAAGGGTTTTTAAAGAAGAACAAGTTCTTTGAATACAAGTCCCACAAGATTGCCCAACGTCTGCGCGAGGTGACCGGAGAAAGCTGCTTGCTTAAAATAAAAGGTCGAGTAGTGCGCCTATGGAAGGTGCCAGCATTTGAAAACGGTGATATAGAATTAAGTACACCACAGTTTCAAGCGCAGGAGAGTCCGTTTTGACCGACAACGTATTAAAAGAAATGCGGAACAAAGAAATTGTCCGTCTGATTGACGAACAGAAAGTGACCAAGACCGCTGTTGCAAAATGGTTTGGGATAACCAAGCAGCGGGTCCATCAGATATATACTCGGGAGACAAACAATGTATCGGATATTCGGACCTCCGGGGACGGGGAAGACAACAACACTACTCAATAAGGTTGATGACGCCCTGCAAAGCGGAGTAGAGCCAACCAAGATTGCTTTCTTAGCCTTCACCAGAAAAGCCGCAGAAGAAGCTAAAGAACGCGCCGCTGCACGGTTTAAGTTGGACCCAAAAAAGGACCTGTACTTCTTTCGCACTATCCACAGTCTAGCATTGTCACTGTCGGACATAAGCCCCGAACAAGTAATGCAGCCGTCGGACTATCGCGAACTGTCGGAAAACATGGGGGTACATCTTGTAACCACCAAAAGCGTTAATTTTGATGACGATCTGCCAGACATGATGAAAGCGTCTGATCCAATCTTAGGGTTGATAAATCTGGCGCGTCTTAGAAAAGTGCCTCTGCGTAAACAATACGACATGAGCAACACACATCTTACATGGAACGAGATAAATTACGTCGATAGCTGCCTTGGGCGATACAAACAGGTCAGGCACAAATTTGACTTCACAGACATGCTGGAGAATTTTGTAATAGAAGGTTCCAACTTCTGTCCAAACTTCGAACTCTGTTTTGTGGACGAGGCGCAAGACCTCTCTCCAATGCAGTGGGATATTGCCCACCTGTTAGATGAACGATCCAAACGAATGTATGTTGCGGGTGACGATGACCAAGCTATCTACCGCTGGGCCGGAGCCGACGTGGACGCATTTATAAACCTCGACGGCGGATCAGATACACTAAGCCAATCCTATCGCATCCCCTACAGCGTACACAAAGTGGCAGAAGGCATAGTCAAACGCATTCAACGGCGCGTCGTAAAGAACTACGAACCAAGACAAGAAATGGGCGAAGTCGGATACTACCGAGATATTATGGACATTGACCTGTCAGAAGGCTCTTGGCTCATAATGGCGCAAGCCGGATATATGCTAGAACCCGTGGCGCAGTACCTAAAGTCCTTCGGTTACCTGTTCGAATATCGCGGCTCACGGTCCATCTCCGCTAAGATCAGTGACGCGGTAAACGGGTGGGAGCAACTGCGTAAAGGCCAAAGCGTTACAGGGCAAACAGCGCGGAACATCTATGAATACATGTCCGCGTCCGGTGCCCGTCAAAGAATAAAAAAGGGCTTCAAGCGCATCAAAGGTTTGGAAGACGCCGAGATGGTTAACATACAAGACCTAAATGTTAACTTTGGACTACTCGCAACAAAAGATATGCTTTGGCATGAAGCTATGGACCGTCTGCCAGAAAAAGACAGGGCGTATATAATCGCGCTGCTTCGACGCGGAGAACGCTTTAACGGAACGCCCCGTATCATAGTGTCCACGATCCACGGCACTAAAGGCGGAGAAGCCGACAACGTTGTAGTGTTCTCGGACATTAGCGCAGCGGCTCAACAAGATATGACCGAAAGACCCGACGATATGCACCGCGTGTTCTACGTTGCCGTCACGCGGACCCGAGAGCGTTTGTTTATTATCGAAGGCGAAAACTTAAACAGGAGTTACGACATATGAACTGTTGGCACTGTGGGACAGAATTAATTTGGGGCGGGGATCACGATTGTGAAGATAATGAAGAGTTTATTATGGTCACTAATCTTAGCTGCCCCAACTGTCAGTCGCTTTTTCTGGTTTATTTGCCTGAAACAGAAAATGGGGGAGTTTCCCCCGATGGAAAGGTTTACGAATGAACTGGTGGGAAGACTTAGAGTTGATGAGGCGTTTATTTAAATATGACCCCAAAACGGGTTTGATTTATACGCGGGAACGTTCGCCAAAAGATTTTTACGACACGGGTAGCGGTAGCTCGTTTGTGAGTGCTGAAGGGGCCGCTATAAAATACAACTTGGAAAACTTAGGGCGACTAGCTTTTAATTGTCGTGTCAAAGGTAGACGATCTACATGTTACTATTTTAACGGTTCGCCATCATATCTAGGTACACAAAAGAAACTGTTCGCGCACCGCGTTGCTTTCTTTTTATATCACGGGCATTACCCAAAATGGCCTAACTCTATCGACCATATCAACAGGGATGGATGTGACAACCGAATTGAGAACTTACGAGAAGTTACCGCAAAGGAACAGTCTGCTAACACCGGACTGAGCAAGGCAAACACTTCCGGCGTTAAAGGCGTAAGCTTTTTAAAGGGCCGGAATAAATGGAGAGCTTCTATTAACCTTGAAGGCAAAAAAGTAAACCTTGGTACGTTCAACACTTTGCAAGAGGCGGTGACCGCAAGGCAAGCTGGAGAAAAACAATGAGCGAAGATTTGGACCTTCTCAATGATTAATCGAAGAGAAGCTTACGAAAGATTAGAAAATCTTTTAAAAAAGGCAATGGACCCTGCCTGCTCCCCCGCAGAAGCTCAAGCGTGTAAGGCAAAGGCGGATAAACTAGCCGCGGAACTAGGTATTAAACGACGTAAAAAGAAACGTAAAGAAAAGTTGTTTGTAAAAGGACTGTACACAAAAGCCCCGCAAGAAAGCTCTCCTGAATGGGTGATGTTCACTTTAAATATTAACCGCGTAGAACTAATTGATTGGCTTTTAACAAGCGGTGACTCAGAGTGGATTAACGCTCAAGTGTGCAAAAGTCGCGGCACGGGGAACTTTTACGCAGAAGTAAATCAATGGGAAGACGTAAATACATGAAAAAAGAAGAAATATTAAAAAAAAGTGCAGAGTTAGTGACAGGCAACCGTGCAAAAGACTACGGTGACGCGCTCGAAAACTTTGACCGTATCGCTACAGGGTGGAACGTAATTCTAAACGGGGCAATAGCCTCGCATGGATACCTAACCGCGCAGCACGTTGCGCTTATGATGGATTGGGTTAAAACAGCAAGACTACTAAACACCCTAGACCATGAAGACTCATGGATCGACAAGTGCGGATACAGCGCAATCGGCGGGTCTTTTTCGGGAGAAAAAAGTGAGTAATCTAACAGTAGGCAGCGCGTCCCTTTTATCCGAATGGGTGCCGCCACACGAACTGCCAGACCTAACACACGCCAAAACAATCGCTATCGACGTGGAAACCAAAGACCCGAACCTTAAAAAGATGGGCCCCGGATGGGCTAGAGGTGACGGCGAAGTGGTGGGATACGCCGTGGCAACTACAGATTGGGCCGGATACATCCCCATCAGGCACCAAGGCGGCGGTAACCTAGACGAAAAGCAAGTTAACAAGTGGCTCAAAAAGATATTCAACTGCCCCGCAGATAAAGTCATGCACAACGCTCAGTATGACCTCGGCTGGATCAAGCGCATGGGCTTTGATGTAAAGGGCCGTGTGATCGACACGATGGTTGTGGCGTCCCTGCTTGATGAAAACCGTAGAAGCTTCAGTCTCAACAACCTCTGCTACGAACTACTGGGCATAGCCAAGTCAGAAAAATTATTAAACGCCGCCGCGGTGGAGTTTGGGTTCGATGCCAAAGCAGAAATGTGGAAGATGCCCGCAATGTTTGTCGGGCCTTACGCACAGAACGATGCAGAGATTACACTTAAACTGTGGGACTACCTGTCTGTACAGGTGGGCGAAGAAAACCTTGAGGGCGTTACAAAACTCGAACTGGACCTCCTGCCCTGCCTTGTAGACATGACGTGGCGCGGTATCCGCGTTGATATGGACAAAGCAGAAATAACGCGGAACGCAATCCTAAAGCGCGAAAAAGAAGTCCACAAAGAAATAAAGCGTATCTCCGGCTGCGACATAGAAAT